ACACAAAACTTATAACAGCTAAAATAGCATAAATACAAGGACTGAGGACTTAGCAAATGCCATATACCATTAATAGATATAACGGAACACAAATTACAGTAGTAGCTGACGGAACCGTTGATCAAACAATTGACCTAAAACTTGTAGGTAAGAACTACGCCGGCTACGGAACAATTCAAAACGAAAATTTCGTCTATCTATTAGAGAATTTCGCTAATAATAATGCACCTGGAAAACCGTTGCCAGGACAATTATGGTATGATACATCTAATAATAAATTAAAATTCTACGATCAAAATAGCAATTGGCGCACAACAGGTGGATCTACAACTTCTGCTACTGCACCAACCGGTTTAACACCGGGCGATTTTTGGTATGACAATGTTAACAACCAATTATATACATGGAACGGTAGTAGTTATGTCTTAGTCGGACCACAGGGTGTTGCAGGGTCAGGAACAACTCAGATGAAATCTGTCAGTGTTCGCGATGTTTTAGGTAATAATCATGCTGTTATCGAAGCACTGGCTAATAACCAAGTAGTATATATTATCAGTCCGGATGCAACATTTACGCTAGATGGTGCTGTTAATCCTATTACAGGTTTTACAGATATACATCAAGGTCTTACTTTAGCCTATACTAACAACAACAGCCAACTAGGACAAACTACAAGTAATCACAGATTCTGGGGTACAGCTTCAAACAGTGATAGACTAGCTGGATATGATATTACCAACTTTACATTATCCTCAAATGCAACCTTCAGTACACTGGTACAGTTTGCAGACATCGGATATACAGTTGGTAACCCTGCAAGATTGCATGTTTTCAACACAGCATCGTGGACTGGTGATTCTACACTATATCCAACAGTTGAAAATATTATTAACGATAAGATTGTATTTCAAACACAGCTAGCCGGAGCAACAGTTACTCCGTTAGCATTAATTGGAAATACACTACAGCCTGGTACCAGCAACACGAATGACATTGGTACTAACTTAAATCAATGGAGAACTGTATATGCTAATACATTCTCAGGTACAGCAACATCAGCACAGACCTTAATCCTAGGTGGTAGTGGAAAATATCCAAGTGCTACTACTGTAGCAGATACAGTTGCGGTAAGAACGGCTACTGATCAAACAATTAACGGTGTTAATATTACAGCTGGTTCTTTGCTAGCTAACTATTTTTCTGGAACAGCCACAGCAGCTAACTACGCTGACTTAGCAGAAAAATACTTGCCAGATACAGAATACGAAATTGGTACAGTGGTGTCAGTTGGTGGCGAAAAAGAAGTTACAGCATGCCAATATGGTGATTATGCGGTAGGTGTATTGTCAGCTAATCCAGCGTTTATGATGAATCAGGAATTAGAAGGTGGTGTTTATGTTGCATTGAAAGGACGAGTTCCTGTTAAAGTTACCGGTCAAGTTAATAAGGGCGATCAACTAGTAGCTGGCCCAGACGGTACAGCAGTAACAGTAGCCTGGGGTACAACTCAAACTATTCCCCCATTTGGAATATTTGCAATAGCTTTAGAAAGCAGTGCCGACCAAACTGTAAAACTAATTGAAGCAGTAATTCTTTAAAGGTATATTATGGCAGGGCTCCACACAGCAATAGTAGCGGCAGATTACAATCAAATACAATCTAATATTGGATTGGTATTAGGTAATGGATCTAGCGATACTGGTTATGGTCAAACAGTTAATAGTAGTCAGGTAAGTGCTAAGACCGCTGTAACCTCTCAACAATGGCAAAAACTTAGAGCCGATATTCTTAATGCGTTATGGCACCAAACTGGAGTTGACAACACTGGGGCATTAACATTTCCAACAAATAATAATACTATAACCGAAAGTGACAGGAATCAATATCTAGTAAGTAGTCAACAATGCGTGGTTAATAAGTTGACAACTCCTCCGAGTACACAAGCGTCTCGTTCCAGTTTTGGGTTCGGTGATGTTGTTCGTTCAGCTTCTTGGAATGGTACTATACAACATGTAGTTACTATAACATTTCCTAGCCATGATGCTGCAAGATTCTTTTTTAATACAGGCAGTAGAATTGAATTAAGTGCAACACAAACTGGCACATTTAGCGGTACCAGTAATAGTAAAGACTTAACATGGCAGGCCATGTTTACTGGAATGGGAACTATATATCTTAACGCCCATAATACTACCTGCACCGGTTCTGGTAACGGATCTAGTGTTGGGTTTTACGAATTAAACAATGTTTATAGCATAATTTTTGTTAAACCTTCCCCAGCCGGCGCCTATTCAACTAATGACTATCTAATTCAAGCCAAATACAACGGCGCAGGTATACTAACTATAAACGTCCAATTTCAGGATAATGCAGGCGGATATACTGATGAAAACGTCGACGGCATAACAACTAGTATAGTACAGGCCTATTATGCTTCTGGATCATATGTAAGTGTTCCTTTACCGCCTGCATCCTCAACCGCTTTAGGCTAACTTATCCTTTTATAAGGATAACTACAATTAGAGAGTATAGGATAACGCATGACGGCACGCATAGTAACAACTACCACAACACAAACTTCAGCTAGCGGTAGTAATACAATCAATGTAAATCAGGTATTAGGGCAACCAATCCTTCCTGGTATGTCTGTAGCCGGTACAAATATCGGATCCGGTGCCAAAGTACAATCAATCGTAGGTAATACTGTAACTTTAACAGTAGTTAATTCCGGCACTATCGCATCTGGTGCTACTATTACATTAACCGATGCTGGCCCTACACTTGGCCCAGGAGTAGGTAATGTACCTTCCTCGTCTGTTAACAATGATTTTAACACAATACAAAAATATGTAGCAGCCGTATTAGGAGTTGGGGGAACTGATCCTCGAACAAGTGTTGTCGATAAGACATTCGGATATAATCAATCAGTTAATAGCAGTCAAGTATCAGCAAACGCTAAAATATCAGCACTACAGTGGCATAATCTTAGAACAGATTTGTTACGTTGTCGTTGGCATCAAACGGGTGCTGATTTAGGTAGTACCGTAAGAGACCCGTACGATACAGTTACCACTACAACACTAGGTTATACAATCACTGAAGCAGATCGTGCCGCATATCTAGCAATGGCCAACGACTGTATAACAAACAGACTAGCAGTCCCTCCAACTAACATGGCTACTCGTAGTTCGTTTGGCTTTGGAAGTTTAGTTAATACCGGTGGTTGGAATGACGTTATTCAGCACACTGTAACAATACCTTTTCAAGATGATAATACTGCTAGAGGGTTTTTTAATGCTGGCGGTAGGATAGAATTTAGTGCTACAATAGCGGCACCTGGTGGCGGATTTAGTTCAACTAGTAATCGTAAAGATGTTGCATGGAACACTATATTTACTGGTATGGGCACTGTATATTTTGGATACAACAGCACAACCTGTACAGGTACAGGATCAACATCAAACATCGGTTTTCTACAACTAACAAGCTCTGCGCAGACCATATTTTCAAAAAGTACTTCTGCAGATGCAGCATACACAGCAAACGATTATAGAATTACAGCATCATATATTGCACCAAATTTATATTTAACTGTCTTATTTGAAGATTTATCAATTGGATCTAACGCACCATACAACATTGACGAAGTGGTCGATGGCATTGTAACTAGTAAAGTACAGGCATATTATGCAACAGGTGCCTATGTACAGCATGCCTTACCTCCAGCAACTTCAACTACAGCTAGTTTTACTATTACAATTGGAGCCATTACTGGACTTACACCCACAACAGTAAATGCAACTCGATACGTTGCTTCAAGTCAGGTGTTTACACCATCCGGTGGTAATGCTCCATATGATTTTTCATTAGCTAGCGGCACATTGCCACCAGGACTATCATTGTCAGCACTTGGCAATGTATCAACTATTACACTATCTGGCACCCCGACCGGATACGGTACTTTTAACTTTAGTTTTAAATTAGTAGATAATGCAGGTCAAAGCACCATAGTGGCAATTTCATATATTATAGATGCTAATGTTACTACACAATCCGTAGCATATACTGCCGGCGGAACAGTGCAGTGGAAATGCCCAATAAGTTTTGTTGGTACAGCAACCATATTGTTAGTTGCCGGCGGAGGTAGCGGTGGTAGAGCTGGCGCAAGCGGATCAGGCGGCGGCGGTGCAGGAGGCGTAGTTTATCAAACAGGTGTTGCTGTAAATCCTGGATCAACTTATACTGTTACTGTAGGTGTTGGCGGAAATCCAGGAAATGGTGGCAATTCTGTATTCAATAACTTAACTGCGATTGGTGGTGGTAGAGGTGCCGGTATTGATACTAGCGCAACAGGTAGTAATGGTGGTTCAGGTGGCGGCGGTGCAGGAGGTGCAGGCGGAACTCCTACTTCAGGCCAGGGCAATAGTGGCGGAACAGGCAGTGGTGGCGGTGGTGGTGGCGTAAACGGTTCTGGAAATGGAGCCACAGGTGGCCCAGGTAAAGGTTATACAATTAATGGTGCTACATACACCGTAGGTGGTGGTGGTGGTGCATATTCCAGCGGTACAGGCGGCACTGGTGGCGGTGGCGCAGGAAGCTCTTCTGGTACAGTTGTTGGCACTGCCGGTTCAGCCAATACAGGCGGCGGTGGTGGTGGTAGCGGCGCGACAGTGTCAGCTGCTCCGGGTGGTTCGGGTATCGTAGTTATATCGGGCACTTGGAATCCAGCCCAAATATAATCAATTTAAATTTTTCTAATCGGTTGACAAGCTAATTACTGTAGTGTACAATGATACATTACGGAGTTATCTATGGACGACAGAATCGAAAAAGCATTTGCTGTAGCTAATTATATGGCCACGCTATCAAATCAACGCAGAATAATCTTAGAAGAATTTAATCAAAAATGTATCTACTATAAAAATGGTGGTACATTTAAGGTAACACCTAGTCTCATTAACTTTACCAAAACTGCATTAGATCTAGGACACACAGACGATCTACCGTTTGTTGATGATAATAATTTTCCCGTAGTTATAGACAATGTACAGGAATTCTTTGATAACATAACAGCTATCTATTTTGAAGCATTGAACGAGTATTCTGCCAAATTTACAGAAATAAAAAGCAAGCGAAAAGTCAAGGATATAGTTGATCTATGACCATCGGTGCAGTGATATTTGCTCAAAATAATGCAATTATTGACTATGCGAAGATAGCAATATTTGCCGCCAACCGAGCAAAAGAATTTTTAGATATTCCTGTTAGCCTTATAACAGATAATATAAAATATCTTAATGACACATACCCCGATCATCCTTTTGATCAAGTAATCGAAATTCCTTCAGAAACCCCAACAAATAAAAAGTTTTATGACGGAACACTCTCATCTAAGATAGTAGAATGGAAAAACTTATCACGGAATAGTGTGTACGATCTTACCCCGTATGACCGTACACTAGTGTTAGATAGTGATTATATTATTAATTCTAACATATTAAAAATGGCTTTAGATACTGATAGTGATTTTCAAATTTACCGTAAAAGTTTTGACATTGCCGGATGGAGAGATACTAGTGAGTTTCAAAGAATAAATTGTTATTCAATTCCTTTCTACTGGGCTACTGTTTTTGTATTTGATAAAACTCCTATCATCAAATCGTTTTTTGATCTAATAACCTATATCAAATCAAACTGGTTTTACTTTAGAGTACTATACAGCATTGAAAACGGTATGTACAGAAATGACATAGCATTTAGTATTGCTATACATCTTATGAACGGAAAAACAAATGGCGAATTTGTCACAGAACTGCCGGGTCGTATGATGTATACAATTGACAAGGATATACTGTTAGACATTAAAGATCGAAAGATGAAATTTCTAGTTGAAAAAGAAAAACATCTGGGCGAGTACATGGCAGCAAAAGTTGAAAATACTGATGTACACATTATGAATAAATCTAGTCTTATCAGATACATAGATGGAGGATTCGGTGTCTAAAGGATTCTTAGTTCTTGCTCAAAATACGGAAGGTGTTGATTATATTAAACAGGCCTATGCGTTAGCTCTTAGTATTAAGATAAGTCAGTCCACTGTTACAGCCATTAGTCTAGTTACCAATGATTCTGTACCTAAAAAATATCAAAAAATATTTGATCAAATTATTCCAATACCTTTTCGAGATGATGCAGTTAACAGTACTTGGAAGGTAGAAAATCGTTGGAAATTATTTCATGCTAGTCCGTATCATGAAACTATTGTTCTTGATACTGATATGTTATTGTTAGAAGATATTAGCATTTGGTGGGAATATTGTAGTAGTCACGAGTTAGCATTTTGTAATCGCATTAAAAATTATAAATTAGAAACAATAAAAGATACTGTACATAGACGTGCATTTATATCTAATAATTTAACCAACCCGTATTTTGCGTTACATTACTTTAAGAAAAGCCAACTAGCATTAGAATTTTATAAAGTATTAGAATTCGTATGTAATAATTGGGAATGGTCCTGGACAAAGTTTGCTCCTGTGGATTACCAAAACTGGTTAAGTATGGATCTAGCATCAGCTGTGGCGATCGAAATAATGGGAGGCCATCAGAGCATTATAGATGATACTAGTCCGTTAGAATTTATACATATGAAGCCTGCTATTCAAGGTTGGCAACCATTACCCACAACTTGGCAAGATACTGTGCCTTTTGTTTTAAATACCAAAGGTAATTTAATTGTAGGAAATATTAAGCAGACTAAATTGTTTCATTACGTAGAAAAAGATTTTTTAAGTAAAGAGATAGTTGAAAGATTAGAGGATTTGGCCGGTGGCAACAAGAAAAACTAAATTTGAATCCCCAAAATTTTATCTTCATTACGATAAAAAATCCGGAGAAATACTAAGTGTGGGTAATGAAAAAAGTTCTCTCTTTTCTAACAGGTTTGAAATCACCTACGAAGAAGCCGATCCATTTATATCCGGTGAATATAAGTTCAGTGATTATCTAGTCGGTAATAAACGTACTGCTGACGGAAAGACTGAATTTGCTATTGTGCAAAAAACAGATCAAGGATATGCTTTCAAAAATAACCTGTTTGAGTGGATAACAGAAAAGAAAACAAAAACAGATTGTATAGTAGAGTGGAACAGTCAAGATCAAGCCTGGTATATTAGTTTAGATCCAACGTATAAAAAATTTATCAATGACAATCTAATTATTTCAACGGTGATATTTTTTGTAACATTAGAAACAGATTTTGATTTTTTAATTAGAACAATTCCATTAGATGTACAAACACTAGTAAACAAAGATGCAATTAAAGTACCTTTTGAAAGTAAATTAGAAAAAGATATAACTAAGATTTCTATCAGTTCTAAAATAGCTTTTAGAAGTTACAAACTAAGGATAGTAAATGAGTAACATAATTAAAATCATCGAGCAGGACATTATATTTCTTAGCTATGATGAACCTAATGCTGAAAAGAATTATGCAGACCTATTAGGTAAAGCACCATGGGCTAAACGTGTGCATGGAGTTAAAGGCAGTGATGCCGCACACAAAGCCTGTGCTAAATTAAGTGAAACAGAATATTTTGTTACTGTAGATGCAGATAATATTGTAGATCCCAAGTTTCTTGAAGTAGAAATTGATTTAGATGCACTAGGGTTAACAAGCGAAAATGTCTTTAGTTGGTGCGGTCGTGTTCATGTTAATGGACTTATGTACGGCAATGGCGGACTTAAATTATGGACACGTAAGTTTGTTAACGAAATGCGCACACATGAAAATAGCAATCCTAATGATGTCAAAGGCCTAGTAGAGTTTTGTTTTGACAATCGGTATTATCAATTCAATGAAAACTATAGTGAAAGTTTTACTAACGCTACACCATTCCAAGCATGGCGAGCAGGATTTCGTGAAGGAGTAAAGATGAGTTTGGACCAAGGTGCAAAGGTAAAAACCTTATCTACTATTTGGTGGCAAAACTATCATAGACTGCTAATTTGGTGCTCAGTAGGCACTGATGTAGAAAATGGATTTTATAGTATGCTAGGAGCCAGAGAAGGTGCATACTTGACTAATTGTACAGATTGGGACTATGCTAATGTTCGCGATTTTGAATATTTGACAACCTACTGGAATGATAATCATAAACAGAAAGACGTAGACGCACAAATCGACTTATGTAAATTTTATGGACGAGAACTTATCAAGAACTCTAAGTTAGAAATATCGGATCTCGACCCAGATAGTAGTAAGTTTTTTAAAACAGTGTATCAAAATACTCCAAGGATTATTCGTCGTGTATGACATTGTTTTTCTGTGTGCAGATACAGAATGCTCACGTAATTCCTTTTCTAATCTACAAGAACGATTTCCTTTAGTAAAGCGTGTTGTAATCACAGATACTATTCGTACAGCGTTTGATCAAGCACTTAAAAAATCATTTACAAAAATGTGTTGGATAGTATGGAATGACATAGCAGTATTAGATACATTTAATTTTGATTATAAAGTACCTGATTGGGATCAAAAGTTTATCCATGTATTTCGTAATGGGAATTATTACGACGGTATATGCTTAGTACCAAAATTGCATAGTATAACTAATAGAGAAATAAACAATCGATTTTTTATAAACAAAAAAGAAGTTGATATCATAGCCAGTAAACCAAACGCATTTGACATAGTGTTTATATCATTTCATGAAGAATTTGCTGATGAAAATTTTGAAAAACTAAAATCTAGATCACCCCGAAGAAATATTCACAGAGTTAACGGGGTTGTGGGAATACATAATGCTCATATAGAAGCTGCCAAACTATCTACTACAAGTATGTTTTGGGTAGTAGATGCAGATGCAGAAGTAGTAGACGATTTTGAATTTGATTATCAGGTACCGTATTATGATCAAAACATGGTACATGTTTGGCGCAGTCGTAACCCAATTAATAATTTAGAATACGGATACGGCGGTATTAAACTGTTTCCAAAACAACTTACTATAGATATGAATACAAGCACTATGGATATGACTATGAATATCAGTAATAAATTTAAAGTGGTTAATGCTGTAAGTAACATTACCGCGTTTAATACTGATCCATTTAGTACATGGCGTAGTGCATTTAGAGAGTGCTGTAAACTAGCAGTGATTAACAATAAAGAAGCATTAGAAAGATTAGATGCATGGTGCGAATTAAACAATGATGCTCCATATGGGTTTTATGCTTATATTGGTGCGTTAGCCGGTAAACAATACGGTGAAAAAAATGCCTCCATTCCGGAGGCACTTGCTAAAATTAATGATTTTAATTGGCTAGAAGAGTGGTGGCTAATGGAAAAATCTCAGCTATCACTTTAGCGCAGGCAACAGCAACTTCTTGGTGCTCTTTCTGGGTACCATTGGCACTACGCAATTCGATAAAATGAATCCAACTACGCAGAGTACCATTCATATATAAACGACTTTCGATAAGCCCTTCAGGCAGTACTGCACGGGCTTGTTCTTTAGCAATGCCTTTTTCAATAGCTTCTTGATAGATTATGCGACTATGTTCAATGATGAACTTTTGTTTGGCATCCCACCATGCTTGTAGCTCTGTATCGCTTGTAGAGATACTGTTCTGTCTATT